TGCCAGACCAAAAACCGGTAAAACTCTATTGTCTGATAATATGGGTTTTTACATAGCAAACAAGTTAAAAATTCCAGTATTAAATATGGATACAGAAATGACAAAGAGCGATCACATACATAGAATATTGGCTATGATGACAGAAATAGAAATAAATAATATAGAAACCGGAAAATTTGCTAAAACACCGTCTTTTAGAAATAAAATCAATGAAGCAATTAAAAGTCTAGAAGAAACACCTCTTTTCCATAAATCTATAGCTGGCAAATCATTCGAAGAACAATTATCTATTATGAGAAGATGGATCATTAAAGAAGTGGGCTTAAACTCTGACGGAACAGCCAAGCCCTGTGTAATCTTTTATGATTATTTGAAACTGATGGATAGTCAAGGTATTAGCCAGGACATGAAAGAGTATCAGGTTTTAGGATTTATGATGACGTCGTTACACAATTTTGCTTGTAAATATCAATTACCTATAGTGGCTTTTGTGCAACTTAATCGTGATGGCATAACAAAAGAAAGTACCGATACCGCTAGTGGTTCTGATAGGATTATATGGCTGTGTAGCAACTTTTCAATATTTAAGAGAAAATCCGACGAAGAGATAGCAGAGGATGGTCCGACAAACGGAAACAGAAAACTGATTCCATTAATTAGTCGCCATGGTTCAGGTCTTGACGATAACGATTATATAAACTGCCATATGAAGGGCTGGTGTGCTAAAATTATTGAAGGACAAACAAGATTGGAGATATTAAATGGTGTTGACACAACAAGAGAATCTTTCAAAGTTTCCGATGAAGAAGAAATATTGTTCAATTGATCAAAATAAACTAAAAATTTTGTGCGACCACTTATGTGACAACGTGTGTGATTTATTAGATCATTTTGAATTAGAATATAAGCAAAATCAAAAGTTTATTAGTATGTCTTGTCCAATTCATGGCGGAGACAATATGTCTGCTATAAATTTGTATTATGTTGGAGATAGCTACAGAGGCAATTGGAAATGTAGAACACACCAGTGTGAAAAATATTTCCAGAGCTCTATTATAGGATTTGTTAGAGGTATTCTATCAAAAAAGAAATATGACTGGTCCCAAGAAGGTGACCAAATCGTTACTTTTAGTGAGACATTACAATTTGTCAAAGATTTTACTAATTTAGATCCTAGTAAAATTAGAATATCGACCAAGGACAAAGAAAAGCATGACTTTATAAATAGTTTATCTATATTAACAACAGCACCAAAGATATTAACAAATAATCATCTTGTTAGAAATGATGTCAGAAAATTGTTAAGAATTCCTAGCGAATACTTTGCAAGCAGAGGCTTTAGTCCAGAAATATTAAATAAATATGACGTAGGAGATTGTCTAAATGCCCATAAAGAAATGAGTAAGAGAGCGGTAGTACCTATCTATGACATTGATTATAAATATATGATAGGATGTACTGGTAGAAGTATTTATCTAAAATGTAATAAATGTAAATGTTATCACGAAACATCCTCTGCCTGTCCAGACAATGAAAAAAAATGGCTTTTTCCAAAATGGAAACATAGTAAAGGCTTTTCAGCAGAAAATTCTCTATATAATTTTTGGTTTGCAAAAGAACAAATACAAAAAAGCAGAACCGCTATTTTAGTAGAAAGTCCGGGCAATGTATGGAAACTAGAAGATTGTGGCATACACAATTCCTTGGGTATGTTCGGATCAAATTTGAATAACAAACAAAAAATGCTATTAGACATAAGTGGGGCTATGACGTTAATTATAATAACAGATTCTGATGAAGCGGGTGAATCTGCTAGACAACAGATAGAAAACAAATGTAAAAAAACATATAATATTAAACATATTAGAGTTTCAAAAAATGATATAGCTGAACTAAATACAGAAGAAATAGAAAAAGAAATCTTAGAGAAAATTATATGATCAAATCCAATATAGTAGCTTTTGCTGGAAGAAAACAATCTGGAAAAACAACCTGTTCTGAGTTTATAGTAAAATATTTTAATGGGGTATTACAACCCTTCAATGGCGCTAAAATATATAATTTTGCAGATCCTCTTAAACAGGATATCTGTATGAATATACTCGGCCTAACTCACGATCAGTGTTATGGGGATGACGATAGCAAAAACCAATATACAGAAATATATTGGGATGGAAATAGATTAACGGCAAGAGAAGTAATGCAATTTGTAGGTACTGACATTTTTCGCAAAATGAAAACAGATGTTTGGGCCGGAGCAACCATAACCAAAATACAAAAAGAACAACCTCAATTAGCTCTCATAGCAGATTGTCGTTTCCCAAATGAAGTAGAAGCAGTAAAAAATGCGGGCGGTATTGTTATCAAATTAACAAGAAATCCTTACAATTCTAATCACTCTAGTGAGACGGCTTTAGACGAGATTAATTATCCAGTAAACAACTTTGACCTTGTGGTTTACAATGATTTATTGACCATCAATGAACAAAATGAAATTATATTAAATTTTCTTAAAAAGAAAAAGGTGCTATCATAATAATTACATATTTTAGAAGCTCTTCTTATAATACGCACAGCATGTGTGAACAACAATATTTTATCGAATATGTTTTAGGATGGCGAGGACATTCTAATAAAAAAGCCGATAAAGGTACTATAGTTCACAAAGTATTGGAGCTTTTAGCCGTTATCAAAAAAGCCCAACAAGACAATATTAATAATATTGTAGACGATATAGTCGGAGATATTTGTGTTAATGACTACAGTATCCAAGATATGTATGATAAAGTTTACAACCACTATACGACCAATAACGCTCACCATGAATGGACAAAAAAAGATAAAGACGAATGTTACAAATGGATAGAAAAAACCATCAATCAAAATAATGGTATGTTTGATCCAAGAAATCGTACAATAGTTTGCCCAGAACAGCATTTTGATATCGTAATAAAGCAACCTTGGGCTAGATATAAATATGTCATAAATGGAGAAACTTTAGAAGGACATTTAGCCATTAAGGGTACTATAGATCTTATTACTAAAATTGATGACAATTTTTATGAAATTATTGACTGGAAAACAGGAAGAAGACTTAATTGGGCAACCGGAAAAGAAAAAACACAACAATGTCTCGAAAAAGATCCACAACTCAGGATATATCACTATGCCGTAAGTAAGCTATATCCAGAAGTAGAAAACATTATGGTGTCTATTAATTTCATTAATGATGGCGGTCCGTTTTCTATATGTTTCGAACCCAAAGATCTTTTAGAGACCGAATTAATGTTAAAAAATAAATTTGAAATTATAAAAAAAACCAAAAGGCCGGTATTGCACAAAACATGGATGTGTAGTAAACTATGTACATTCGGCAAAACAACCTTCGAAGATACAGATCTGGACCCTCTTATAGAGTATAGGGATAATCATGTGTGTAAAAAAGATAGTTTTATGACAAAATGTGAACAAGTTAAACACGATACCGATATGTATGGTATCGATAGTGTGGTAAATAAATATAAAAACAAAAATCATTCATTTGGTCACTATCAAGCTCCCGGTGAAACTTCACAAACATGAAACAATATATACCCCTCCATGTTCATAGCCATTTTTCTGTTCTTGACGGACTATCGAAACCAGAACAAATAGCAAAGAGATGTAAAACAATAAATGTGTCAAGCTGCGCTATTACAGATCACGGTAATATAGCCGGTGCTGTAAAATTCCACAAGTGTATGAAACAAAACGGTATCAAGCCGATATTAGGCTGCGAACTATATATATCAGATCAAGACTCTACTATTAAAAATACGAGTAATAAAAGTTTGAGTCATTTAGTTATTTTAGCTAAAAATTATCAAGGATGGAAAACATTAATCAAAATTATTTCAGAAACTAATAAGCCCGAAAATTATTATTATAAACCAAGAATTGATCTTGATAAACTTGGACAATTATTAGACGGTAATATAATAGGATTCGCAGGACATCTAGGCTCTGTATTATCTAACGCAATATCAGAAAATAATAAAATTGTAACAGATTGGAGAAGAGTACTAGCAGCCAAAACAGAAAAACTAAAAGATATGTTCGGTAAAGATAATTTTTTCTTAGAATCTCAACTTATGGACAGATCGAACAATCCTATGCAGTCTCATATGACTGATTGTATGCGTCAAATATCAAGAGAGGTTGGAGTAAAAGTTATATGCACACCAGATGCTCATTACGCAGAGCGGGACGATGCTGTGGACCAAAGAATATTGCTGTGTAATAGCTTAAAAACTACATTACCAGAAATCAACAGGAAAATTTTAAACGATAATTCATTCAACATGTCTACATTTTTTATTTCTGATAATTATTATATCTTGGATCATCAAGAAATAAACAACCTTCATACAGAAGAGGAAATTGAAAACACCAATTTAATAGATCAAATGTGCGAAAATTATGACATAGGATCATCTCCAACATTGCCGAAATTTTTGTGTCCAGATAACTATACAGAACCGGAATACTTGAGGCATTTATGTAGAGAAGGATGGAAAAATAAACTAGCTAATAAATTAACAGATGAAGAAAAAAATAATTACGCAGAAAGGATAAAATACGAACTGTCTGTGCTACAAGGAGCTGGTTTATCTAGTTATTTCTTAATAGTTCAAGATATAGTAAACTTTGTACGCGAAAACAATTGGCTGCCGGGTCCGGGTAGGGGATCAGCAGCCGGATGTATGGTTTCTTATTTAGTCGGTATTACTGCTATAGATCCTATCAAATATGGTTTAATTTTTGATAGATTTTATAATGCTGGCAGAAATAGTGCTGATCATATATCCATGCCTGACATTGATGTTGATGTGCCAATTACAAAAAGAGAAAATGTTATAGAATATATAAAAAATAAGTATGGTTACGATAAAGTATCACAAATGATAACGTTTAATACCATGAAAGGAAGAGGTGCTTTGAAAGATGTGCTTCGAGCATATGGAAATATATCTTTTGAAGAAATGAACAATATAACAAAACATATTCCAGATGAAGCAAAAATTGCAGACGAACTTCAGGATATGAAAGAAGAATATGGAGAAGCTTCGATTATAAAATGGGCTTTAGAAAACAAATCAGATGAATTGAAAGACTTTTGTTATATAGACGAAATGGGCAACCTAGCGGGACCTTTAGCAAAACGTTTCGAGCAAGCAATAAGAATGGAGGGAACAAAAACCAATCAATCAAGACATGCTGCTGGTATAGCTATTAGCCCATTTCCTCTTGGCGAAGTGTGTCCAATGGTTTATGATACAAAGAATGATCAAATGATAGCGGGAATGGAGATGCAAGATTTGGAGAATTTGGGTATTATTAAATTTGACATTCTAGGTATTGCTATGTTAGATAAAATTATGGCTATTCAAGATCTAATTAAAAAAGGAGAATAAAATGTCAAAAGAATTTAGAGCATTAGCAGTTGGGGATAAGTTTATATATAAAGACATAATATATATTAAGATACCAGAAGAAAGAATTAGTTGTTGTAAAGTTTTTAATGCTCAAAACATAGACAACAAAGAAAAAACAATGATCAAGCCCTTAGACAAAGTGGAACTTAAACAGCAATGAGACAATATAATAAAATATGTGTTTTCGATTTGGAAACCGATGGAGCCAACCCACTAATATGTAGTCCTGTGCAGATAGCGTCTATTATGGTAGACCCAATTAAGCTTGAAATTATACCAGATTCAGAATTTAACATTATGGTGAAACCAGAAAGACTAGAACAAGATTCTGATCATAAATATGATAACGATATATTAGATTTTCATGCTAAAGTGCGAGGTTGTTCTCAAGAAGATATAGTGGCATCCTGGATTAAAGCCACGCCACAAAAACAGGCTTGGGAAATGTTTAACGAATATTTAAATAAATATCATACAAAAAGTAGTAAAAAATCCCAATTTTCTGCTCCTATTGCGGCCGGCTACAATATTAATAGGTTTGATCTAAAAATAACAGACAGATTGAGCAAAAAATACGGTAATGTAAATAAAGAGGGCGAATCATCTATTTTTTATCCACGAGATGTTTTAGATATTATGAATCTTGTTTATTATTGGTTTCACAATATAGAAGAAATTAGAAGCATATCTTTAGACAACGTCAGAGAATATCTTGGAATATCTAAAGACAATGCTCACGACGCCCTCAAAGATGTTCAAGATTGTGCAAAGATATTGATTAGATTTTTCAGGCTTCATAAAAACCTATGTAATAAAATTCAATTTAAAGGGGCTTTTTCGGATGGTGTTTAATGCTGATATTAATTCTCTAGATTTGGAATGTCCGGAAACTTGGCACTTGATATCTAGCGGCAATACTAAGGGCTGTTTTCAATTGGAATCTAGATTAGGTAGAGTAATGGCCAAAAAATTAAAACCCTCAAACATAGAGGAGCTAGCTGCATTAATTAGCATTATTAGACCAGGATGTTTGGAAGCTATTCGAGATGGTAAAAGCGTTTCTAATCATTATATTGATAAAAAAAATGGAGAAGAAGTTGTAGACTATTTCCATGATAGTTTAAAGCCTATATTAAAAACAACTTATGGAGAAATGGTATATCAAGAACAAGCGATGGAAATCGCAAGGGCTATAGCTGGTTTTAATTTACAAGAAGCGGACTTGCTTAGAAAAGCTATTGGTAAGAAAAAACCAGAAGAAATGTCAAAGTTAAAAATTACATTTGTTGATGGGTGTAAAAAGTTAAAAATTTTAAACGCGGATGAAGCAGAAGAGGTATTTAATTGGATTGAAAAAAGTCAAAGATATTCTTTTAATAAATCTCACGCTATTAGCTATGCTATGAATTGCTATTTGTCTGCTTACGCTAAAGCTCATTTTCCCAAAATATTCTTTGCGTCTTATCTTAAGTTCGCTAAAGATAAAATTGATCCACAAGCCGAAATAAAAGAATTGGTACAAAATGCCATAGAAATGAATATAGATGTATATAAACCAGACATCAGACTTTTGAATCAAAATGTAGAAATATATAATAGCAAAATATATTTTGGTTTAACTGATATAAAGGGTTTTGGAGAGTCAGCTTATAAAAAGCTTAGCAATATTATATCAGCAAAAAAGATAAATATAAATGAATATAAATGGATGGATTTGTTAATTTTATTTTGTGATATTAATTCGTCCGCTGTTAAAGCTTTAATACAAGCGGGCGCATTAGATTACTTAGGTTTAACAAGAAATAAAATGTTGTTTGATTATGGTATTATTTCTCAGTTAACTAAAAAAGAGCTTGCGAATTTTGTTACCTTAAAAGATAGTAATTTATCTTTAGAAAAAAATATGGAAAAACTATTATTGCAAACAAAAATTTTAACCAAAAGGAAAGATGTAATAGAAAAATCTATACAAAATCTAATTAAGCCTCCTTATTCTCTTGATGATTCTATAGAATGGTTATCAGATACAGAAAACGCTTTATTAGGTTGCGCATTAACATGCTCCAAAGTAGATATGTATGACGTTAGTATGATATCTTGTTCTTGTAAAGATTTTAAAACAGGAGCATCATATAGCAATAATGTTATGTTAGCAGGAGAAATAGAAAATATCAGAGTTGTGAAAACCAAAAAAGGAAAAGATGTCGGGTCAGAAATGGCTTTCGTATCAATTAATGATGGTACAGCATTGCTGGACTCTGTTGTGTACTTTCCAGAAATTTACAAAAAATATAGGAATCAATTGTTCTTAGGGAATGTCGTTATTATAAAAGGAAATAGATCAAAAAACAAAGAAGGGATTGTGGTAGAAAAAACATATCTACCCAAGCCTTGACTTGTGGTGTCGATAGTGTTATCATAGGGTATAATTGGCTTTTACATCAAGGAGAAGTATATGAATATTACGCTTTTAAAAGGAAATTTAACCAGAGATCCAGAACTACGCAACATTACTAGTGGAGATAAATCTGTTTCTGTAGTTAATTTTTCCATAGCAGTTTCTAGAGAGTACACTAAAGCTTCTGGCGAAAAAGATAAAATCACAACTTTTATCAATTGCGAAGCATGGGATTCCGGAGCAGAAATTATTGCGGAATCCTTTAAAAAGGGCGATCTGGTAATGATCGAAGGCTCGCTAAGAAATGATTCGTGGGAAAAGGACGGGGTTAAGCACAGTACTATGAGGGTCAGGGTAAATAATTTTTCTAAAATTACCAGACTCTCAAATAAAAGAAATGTAGAAAAAGAAGTGGTGGCATTCTAAATAATATAGCACAGACTAGGATGAGTAATCATCCTAGTCTGTGTTATTACAATATAACTATAATATAGTCCTAAACCACCAAATAATACCAATATGAAATCCGAAAACAAACCACGAATCCTAGTTTGTTCTGAATCCACCAAAATTTCTTCAGGCTTTGGGGTATATAATAAGTTTTTGTTGGAGGGACTTTATAAAACAAATCGATATGAGATAGCGGAATTTGCTTCATATGGTGTTATAGGAGACAAAGAAAAATACAATATTCCATGGAGATATTATCCAAATGCTGTTGACCCAAGCGATTCTAGACAAAAAATACTAGCTTCTAGTGTGGAGAATCATTTCGGCAAATGGAGATTTGATAGGGTTATATTAGATTATCGTCCAGATATAGTTATTGATGTTCGAGATTATTGGATGAATTCTTACCAATTGAAATCTCCTTTAAGAAAATATTTCCATTGGATTCTAATGCCGACTATAGATTCATATCCGCAACAAGAAGAATGGCTAGATACGTACAGAAACGCGGACGCAATTTTCACATACTCTGATTGGGGCAGAGATGTGTTGCTTGATCAAACATCTGGGAATATAAAATATATAGACACGGCGTCTCCATGTGCCGATTTTGGTGTGTTTCATCAACGAAGCAACGAAGAAATACAAAAAATTAAAAAATCATTAGGATTACCTATTAATAGTGTTATTATAGGTACTGTGATGAGAAATCAAAAAAGAAAACTATTCCCAGAACTTATTCAAACTTTTGAAAAAGTTTTAGACAAACTTCATTCTATAGATTCTCCTAACAAGGATTGTACTTTTTTATATTTGCATACCAGTTATCCGGATGCTGGTTGGGATATACCAAATCTAATTAAAAATTCTGCTGTTGGTAACAAAATTTTCTTTACATATGCATGTAAAGCATGTGGTTGTATTAATTCTCGGCGTTTTTCTGGATCTAGTCGAGTTTGTGATCAATGTCACCAAAAAACATCTATATTACCCAATGTATCAAATGGAATAGAAACAAGTAATTTGGCTAAAATTATGTCTTGCTTTGATCTTTATATACAATATTCTATTTGTGAAGGATTTGGGATGCCACAGATAGAAGCTGGGGCTTGTGGTGTGCCTATACTCACAATGAACTACAGTGCAATGACAGACATAATTAATAAACTGCAGGCGAGTGCGAT